ATGATGAATAAAGCTATTGCAGAGGGTAACTTGGCTGAGGCGGCTAAACAAATTACAGGCAATTATGAGGTTAACGGTAAACCTGCATTTTCAACTGACCCTGGCGCAAAAAAAGTAGGTAATACAGACTACTTTAATCAAATGTCAGGGGACAATAAGGATGTTCTTACCGATGGTAACAGAGCGTTTAGACATGCTGTTAATTTAGAGGAGTTTAAAGATTGGCAAGCTGGTGTTGATCAAATAGCTAAAGACACGGATGTATCACAGTTTTATGGACAAAGGTTTGATCCAACTAAAATAGGCACTGACCCATCACTAGATGCGTCCCAACCACTACAACAAACATACGTACCACCATCTATTCCAACAAAAGATGATATTCTTAGGGCAGGAGGTATAGATGCTTATGTAGAGTCGCTACCACAGGATGTAGATCAAAAAACTACAGGACTGCAAGACTTACCTGTGGGTGTGTCAATAGAAGCTGATGGACAGTTCACAGGCACAGGTGGACTAGGTGCAGTGCAAGCACCTCGTGTGAAAACACCTATAGTAAAGAGAGATTATGAGTTACCAGGATCTTTGTCTGAGCAGGAAGTAATGAGAAGACCTACAACTTTTACTGGTCCTACAGGAGCAGGTATAGGTCCTATGAGTGAGGATGCAAGATTGCAAATAGGTCTAGCAACAGACTTTAATAGGTTTGGTAACAGGAGAGATTTTACAACTGCTCCAACAGTACAGCCTTTTGTTTCTCCTGCTATTAATCAAACAGAGGCAATGCTTGGAGGCACAGGAGCAAGTGGCACACTACCCCAAGTAGGAGGAACAGTAGGCTCTCCTGCTTTCCAAAACATCATACCTCCAACAAGACCACAACAAAGACCTTTAGGCTTATCTCCTGGTGCAATGGGGGGAAGGCAGTTAGGTATGTCGCCAGGTGCTATGGGAGGAAGAGCTGCACCACCTGCACCTACACCTGATTTTGTATTTGACTATGGTTTTGGTACTAAAGGTTCACCTGCATCTTCAACAGCCGTAGCTACCATAGGAGCTTCTCAAGAGGGTGGCAAACCAACACCTAAACTAGAAACACTAAAAGCTAGTTCACAAACTAGGGACGCAGCCACAGCGCAAAGAGCAAGGAGTAATGCTCAACAGGCAGCCTTAGATTCAGGAATGAGTTTGAGTGACTCTGTAGATGCAGGTCTTAGAGCAGAGGCTGAAACAAATCTACGAGTGGCAGCAGAAAGAAACAGAAAACTAAATCAGGGAAGAACCTTAACGGATGTGCTAGAAGAAGAAGAAAGAGAATCTTCAGGTGGAGGATCTTCTGGTGGAGGAGGTTTTGGAGGAGGCTCTACAGGAGGTGGAGGCTCTTCTGGTGAGAAGAAAGGAACATTTTGTGTAATTGCCACGCACGGACTGGCTAATGGAGGTTTTACTAAATTAGAGAAAGCCAAAGCTGAGTTATGGTGTGAAAAGAAATATCATGGTAAGTGGTATGGCGAGGCTTTTAGAAGAGGCTACAGAGCTGCAGGAAACTACTGGATAAAAGAAGGCACAGTACAAAAACGCTATCAAGAATTTAAAGACTTTGTTGCCTACGGCAGAGGAGTCAAAAAAGGATTTGGATTAGCTGTTAGATATTATCTAAGAACAATCCAATTTTTCGTCACTGGTTTGTTTATCAGTGAGTAGTAAAACGAAGGCGACCTGATGAAAATCAGCCCCAACAATAGGAGTAAATATTATGCCAGAGTTAGAAAACGTAGAAAAAGTAAAAGTAGCAGGGTTTGTTGATCCACGCCCACGCAAAAACAAAAACGCAGAGCGTATCAAAAAAGACGAGGAGGAACTGCAAGAGCTTCTCAAAGCCAAAGAGCAAGGTGGAGAACCTGCTGAAGAGGTCAAAGAAGTATCTGACACTGAAGAGGCAAACGAAGCAAAGTCGGAGGATCAGGCTCTTTCAAAAGAAGAGCAGTCTTTTAAGAAAAGATACGGTGATCTACGGAGACACATGGCAGACAAAGATAAGAAGACTGAGGAAAGAATCAAGGCTCTTGAAGATCAGCTATCAAAAGCTGCTAAAAATGAGTTGGTACTACCCAAGTCTGAAGATGAAATAGCTGAGTGGACTAAAAAGTATCCTGACGTTGCAGGTATAGTCGAAACAATAGCTGATAAAAAAGCTAGAGAAAGATCAAGTGATCTTGACAAAAGGCTTGAGAACATTGAAAAGATGAGAGTGGAGGCTGCAAAAGATAAAGCTGAGGCTGAACTTATGAAGCTACACCCTGACTTTTCACAAATAAGAGAGGACGACAAGTTCCACGATTGGGCAGAGGATCAGCCTAAGTGGGTACAGGACGCTCTCTATGAGAATGTTGATGATGCTAAGTCTGTTGCACGAGTTATAGACTTGTACAAAATAGATGCAGGTATCACAACTAAAAAGGGCGATAGTAAAAAGTCGGCAGCTTCTGCTGTGAACACTCGCTCTAAGGCTTCTCCGACAGCAGACGAGTCTAACAACTACATTAGGGAATCCCAAGTAGATAAGATGTCAGACAAAGAGTATGCTAAAAATCAGGAAGCTATAATGGAAGCAATGCGATCAGGTAAGTTTGTATACGATTTATCTGGTGCAGCACGATAAAAAAGTGTTGACAAGGCATTTTTTCTAAATATAACTAACACGTACAAACAAAGATTGTCTGACTACCTACGACAAGTATAGACCCAATCTGTTTGAAATCATGTAATCAAACATCATTGCAACTCTAAAAAAGCGTAGCCTCTATAATCGTAAGTTTGTTATTAACGCCATAACAACTTTTACAGGAGGATTTATCATGGCATTTCAAACAGTATCAGGTTACGGCAACTTACCTAACGGTAATTTCTCGCCAGTAATCTACTCGAAACAAGTACAGCTTGCGTTTCGTAAATCGACTGTTGTGGGTGACATTACTAATTCTGACTACTTTGGTGAAATCTCTAATCAAGGTGACACCGTTAGAATTATTAAAGAACCTGAAATCTCAGTCAAACAGTACGCACGAGGTACACAGGTAACAGCACAAGATTTAGATGACGAGGACTTTCAACTCGTTGTTGATAAGTCTAACTACTATGCTTTCAAAATGGACGACATTGAGGAAGCACATAGTCATATAAATTTTATGCAACTAGCTACCGACAGAGCAGCATACAAGCTTGCTGACCAATACGACCAAGAAGTTCTTGGTTATCTATCTGGTTTTGCACAGTCTGCTATTGGCTCTGTTGCAAGCGCAGCTAACTCAACTGTTAACGGAACTAAAGCCGTTAGCACTGCAGGTTCTGATGAACTTCTTACTTCAATGAAGTTAAGGAAGGACTCATTCGGAAACATCACCACATCATCAGCAGGAGATCACTCAATCCCTGTTGCTAACGTACCAAATGGGGCAACTGCTGTTCCAACAGCAACTGCTTCTCCAATGCAGATCATCAACAGAATGAACCGTTTGTTGAATCAACAACAAGTTGATACACAGGACAGATGGCTCGTCATTGACCCTGTATTTATGGAACTACTAGGTGATGAAAACTCTAAGCTAGTAAATGCTGACTTTGCAGCAGCTGACCTTAAAAATGGTTTAGCTCTACCAAGCCTAGCAGGTTTTAGAGTTTACGTTTCTAGCAACCTTCCTGCAGTTGGCACAGGACCAGGAACAACTGGTTCTGCAAACCAAAACTCAAACTTTGGTGTGATTGTTGCAGGACACGGCTCTGCCGTTGCGACTGCTGAACAACTCAGCAAAACTGAAACATACCGTGACCCTGACAGCTTTGCTGACATCGTTAGAGGTATGCACTTATATGGTAGAAAGATCCTCAGACCTGAGGCTATCGTTACTGCCAAATATAACGCAGCGTAAGGGAGGACACTAACATGGCAACTTTTGACTTAACAGCAAAATCAACCACTGGCGTTGGTGCTAACTCTATCGCAGCTTTACCTGCAAACGCAGGAACGCACATGGTGCGAACAATCCAAGAGTATTTGGACATTGACGCTCTTATAGCAGCAGGTAACACTATTGCTAACGGAGACGTTTTCCAAATGCTTGAAATACCTGCAGGAACATTAGTTCTAAACGCAGGTGCTGAAGTTATGTCAGCATTTACTTCAAGCTGTACCTTGGACATGGACTTTGGAGGTGGTGACGACATCATTGATGGTGCTGACATTACATCTGCAGGGTTCTGTGCTGCAGGTTCTAACGGACAAACCAACACAGTAGTAGGCAACGCAGCCTCAACTTACACTCAGTTTATCAGCACTGCTGATACTATTGATTGTACGATTGCAGGTGCTGCAGCAGCTACAGGTAGGTTACGAGTCTACGCAACTGTCATTGACTGCAATGACCACGGTGCAGTAGACAAGGCAACAGAAGTCGATAGAGACTTATTAGCTTAAACTACTTATTGTTTGGGGCAGGGCAACTTGCCCCTTACATTATTAGGACAGGGTGAATGGCAACTTTTTTATCATTAACAAATAGTGTATTAGCAAGATTAAACGAAGTGCAACTCACCTCTTCTAACTTCTCTAATGCAAGAGGCATACAGGTTCAAGCACAAAACGCTGTAAATGAATCAATACGATACATCAATCAAAGGGAGTTTCAGTATCCCTTTAACCACACCACAAAAACACAAACACTGTCTCCAGGCATAGTTAGATACAGCATACCTACTGACGCAAAGCACGTAGACTACAACACAGCTAGAATAGTAAAGAATAGCACACTAGGAGCGTCAGGGGCAAACCTAACCATCCTTCAGTACAACGACTACATCAATAGAGAAAACGTAACACAAGAAGACGAAATAGTAACAACAACACTAGCAGAAGGATTAGATGCTAGTGAAACAGAGATAGACATTACAAGTTCCACAGGCTTTGACAGTACTGGAACTATCTTTATAGAAAACGAAGAGATAACATACACAGGTATTAGCACCAACACACTTACAGGATGTACACGAGGTGCTAACGGAACAACGGCTGCAACACACGACAACGGCACATCTGTTGCACAATTTGATAACGGTGCAGTTCCTAGATTTATAGTTAGGACATTAGACAACAACTTCTTATTGTTTCCGTTTCCTAACAGAGCCTACACACTAAAGTTTGATTACTTTGCTTTTCCAACGGATCTTTCGGCACTAACAGACACAACAACAATACCTGCACGATTTGATCCTGTAATAATAGACGGAGCTACAGCTTTTGTTTATCAGTACAGAGGAGAGACAACACAGTATCAACTTAACTTTAGTCGTTTTGAGCAAGGCATAAAGAATATGCAGAGTTTATTAGTAAACAAATACGAGTACGTGCGTTCTACAGTGATACAACAGCCTACAGGATATTTTAGTTCAGGAGCGTTAGGTTAATGCCTGATCTTTCGCAGACAAGCCCTGCAGTCTTTCCACTACAGGGAGGGTTAGTTTTAAACAAATCTACGTTTGCGATGCAACCTGGCGAGGCTATAGAGCTTGTAAACTTTGAGCCAGACATAAACGGTGGCTACAGACGTATAAATGGCTTTGCTAAGTACAACACTAACATAGTGCCTATTACAAGTGCCTCAACAGAAGAAGTTTTACTATCCTGCATATTTAACGGCACGATAGTTGCAGCAAGAGGTACAAAGATATTTACAGCCACAGCAGGAAGTGGATCGTGGACAGAAAGAGACAGTGGCAGAACAAGTGCAGGCGTGTACACCTTTGAACGCTTTAACTTTGACGGTAACGACAAACTTATAGTTGCAGACGGAAACAACGCACCAACAGTATTTAACACATCGTTTGCAGCAACAGACGTATCCTCAGGTGGAGGTGGAGAAGTTAGCACTGCTGTAACAGGCGCAAAGTTTGTGGCAGTATTTAAAGACCACATGTTCTATGCAGGTATGGCTAATAGCAAACAAGAGGTTGTGTTTAGTGTACCCTTTGATGAAGATGACTTTACTACAGGCAGTGGAGCAGGTAGCTTTAAAGTAGACGACACGATAACAGGTCTTAAAGTTTTCCGTGAAGATTTGTTTGTATTTTGCCAAGACAGAATATTTAAACTGTCAGGAACATCGTCAAGTAACTTTGCTGTTACGCCTGTTACTAGAAACATTGGATGTGTAAACGGACAGACGATACAGGAATTTGCAGGTGACTTAATATTCCTAGCACCTGATGGATTAAGAACCGTTGCAGGTACAGCAAGAATTGGTGACGTTGAAC